TCTTTACACTCAAAGATGGGTTGTCTATTATTCAGACATATGTGTGAAGAATTTCCTGAATTATTAGAAGAAGCTAAAGCTGACATATACAAAGCAGCTGAACTTATCAGAGATTTAGAACATAAGTTTATTGACAAGATTTTTGAAATGGGTGATTTAGATAATCTTAAAAAGAATGACTTAAAAGAATTCATAACAAAAAGAGTTAATGAAAAGTTAGCAGAGTTAGGATACAATCCAATTAAGGGTGGTAGCGACTACTTTGAATTTAACGAAAAGAAAGCATCTGAATTAGATTGGTTCTATCATCTTACAGGTGGAGTTACACATACCGATTTCTTTGCTATGAGACCTACTGATTACAGTAAGGCAGGTGAAGGTGAAAATTGGGATGACATTTTTTAAATAAAAAAAATTATATATTATGAAATATTACGGCGAAGAATTTGGCTGGGAGATTGGTGTCGACTACCCTGAATGGGCTAACACCGAGATTTACGTTAAAACAATATCAAAAGGTTATTTACAAGAAGGTGAAAAACCAAAAGATGCATATTGGAGAGTATCAACTGCGGTTGCAAAAAGATTAGGTAAACCTGCTTTAGCAACTAAGTTTTTCGATTACATTTGGAAAGGATGGTTATGTTTAGCCACACCAGTTTTATCAAATACAGGAACGGATAGAGGTTTACCAATCAGTTGTTTTGGTATTGATGTTGGTGATAGTATTTTTGAAATTGGTAACAAAAACTTAGAGTTAATGTTATTGGCAAAGCATGGTGGCGGTGTTGGTATCGGTATCAACATGATTAGACCTGCAGGTGCAAAAATTACAGGTAACGGAACATCAGATGGCGTTGTTCCATTTGTTAAAATTTATGATTCAACAATTCTTGCAACAAATCAAGGTTCAGTTCGTAGAGGTGCGGCATCTGTTAATATTAAAATAGACCACAAAGACTTTGATGAATTTTTAGAAATCAGAGAACCAAAAGGTGATGTAAATCGCCAATCACTTAACTTACATCAATGTGTTGTGGTTAGTGATAAGTTCATGAAAAAATTAGAAGAAGGCGATAATGAAGCTCGTAGAAAATGGGGTAAGTTATTACAAAAAAGAAAAGCGACTGGCGAACCTTATATCATGTATAAAGGAAACGTTAACAAACAAAATCCTGACATGTATAAGAAGAACGGATTGAAAGTTCACATGACAAATATTTGTTCTGAAATTGTTTTGCACACTGACGAACAACATTCATTTGTTTGTTGTTTAAGTTCTTTAAATTTAGCAAAATATGATGAATGGAAAGATACTGATTTAGTTTACACCTCAACAATGTTCTTAGATGGAGTTTTAGAAGAATTTATTCAAAGAGCTAAGAATATGCGTGGTTTTGAAAATGCTGTTCGTTCTGCCGAAAGAGGAAGAGCATTAGGTTTAGGTGTATTAGGATGGCACACTTACTTACAACAAAAAGGGATTCCATTTGAAGGCTTACCTGCTCAATTTGAAACTCGTAAAATCTTCTCTCAAATTAAGATTGAATCTGAAAGAGCAAGTAGAGATATGGCTAAAGAATTTGGTGAACCATTATGGTGTAAAGATTTCGGTATGAGAAATACACACTTAAGAGCTGTAGCACCTACTGTATCAAATTCTAAGTTGAGTGGTAACGTAAGTAGTGGTATTGAGCCATGGGCGGCTAATGTATTCACAGAGCAAACAGCAAAAGGAACTTTCATTAGAAAAAATCCTGAATTAAGAAAAGTCTTGAAAAAAATAGGTTATGACACAAAAGAAGTTTGGGACCAAATTTTAGCTGATGGTGGTTCTGTATTAGGATTAGATTTCTTAGATGATTATTGCTACATTGATACTAAGATTGTTGAAGTAAAAGATGTGGACGATAGTAATAAATTTAAAATTGTCCCCGTTAAAGATGTTTTTAAAACATTTAAAGAAATAAATCAATTGGATTTAGTAAGACAAGCAGGTATTAGACAACAATATATAGACCAAGCGGTATCATTAAATTTAGCGTTCCCTGCTACAGCAGAACCAAAATGGATTAACCAAGTTCATTTGGAAGCGTGGAAGCAAGGTGTTAAAACACTTTATTATATGAGAACCGAATCGGTTTTAAGAGGCGATATAGCTGCACAAGCAATGAATCCTGATTGTGTTAGTTGTGAAGCATAAACAAGTATATTTATTTAAAAAAGTATGTTAGAAGTAAAGAAATTTTCAGCAGCATGGTGTGGTCCTTGTAAAGCTTTGGCCCCCATTATAAACGAAGTTAAAACACAATTTAACAACGTAATGTTCACTGAACATGATGTAGATAACGATTATGAGGCGGCGACAAAATACAGTATACGCTCAGTCCCAACAGTAATAATTCTGAAAGACGGGGTGGAGATTGAAAGAGTCACGGGGTTATCAAGTAAATCTAACTACATGAAGCTAATTAATGAAGCGGTAAAATAAGAGTAAAGTCAGGACCAAAAATCCTGACTTCTTTTTTTCAGTATACACAACCATTTTACCTTTGTTTATATTTATTAACATGGCAGTAAAGTATGGTTTAGATTTCCCCTTTAGAACGAGTTTAGAGGGACTTTATTTGAAGATGACCACATCTAACGAAAGAGAGGTGCGTGCAAATCTCATTCATTTATTATTAACCAGAAAGGGTAGTAGATACTTTTTACCTGATTTTGGAACAAGATTATATCAATACATTTTTGACCAAAATGATGCAGTAACATGGGGTTTAATTGAAGAAGAAATAAGAAATTCTGTTAGAACATATATTCCTAATTTAGATATTCAAGATATAACAATTGTAGCTGCAGACCAAGACCCTGAACAAAGCACAACCTTTGCGCAACAAGAAGACGAAAGATTATTTAGAGTGAGTGACCATACAAATGATTCATATACCGCAAAGGTAAAAATAAGCTACAACGTAAATAACGGGACATTCACGTCGTCCGATTTTTTAATAATTAACATATAATGGCAAAAAAAATATCATACGCAGTAAGAGATTTTGCGGGTTTAAGACAAGAATTAGTAAACCTTACAAAAGATTATTATCCTGACTTAGTAAAGAATACTAACGACGCATCAATCTATTCAGTTCTTTTAGATTTGAATGCAGCTATCGCAGATAACTTACATTTTCACATTGATAGAGTTTGGCAAGAAACTATGTTGGATTTTGCTCAACAAAGACAGTCATTATATCATATTGCAAAAACATACGGTATTAAAATACCCGGTAATAGACCATCGGTTTCATTAGTTGATTTTTCAATAAACGTTCCTGTTAGAGGTGATAAAGAAGATGAAAGATATTTGGGTATCATAAAAACAGGATGTCAGGTTTCTGGCGGAGGTGCAATATTTGAAACAGTTGATGATATTGATTTTTCAAATCCATTTAATACCAAAGGTGAACCAAATAGATTAAAAATACCAAATTTTGATGCAAACAATACTTTGATTTCATATACAATAACAAAAAGAGAAGCGGTTGTTAATGGGGTTACTAAAGTATATAGAAGAGTTATTACAGAATTGGATCAGAAACCATTTTTAAAAATTTATCTACCTGAACAAAATGTTTTGGGTGTAACAGCCGTTATTCATAAAGACGGAACTAATTTTGCAACAAACCCATCATCATCAGAATTTTTATCATCAAATACTAAATGGTATGAAGTTGATAGTTTGATGCAAGATAAAGTATTCATACCAGACCCAACTGCAATATCCGATACATTAAATTTTAAAGCAGGTAATTTTTTAACTGTTACAAATAAATTTGTTACAGAAACAACGCCTGAAAATTATTATTCGTTAACATTTGGTTCAGGAACAGTTGACCCAATGAATAACTTAGACAATTACATGAGTGGCACAATGAAAGTAAATTTAGCCACATATCTTAATAATGTTTCTTTAGGCGCTGTTCCAAAAGCAAATACAACAGTTTTTGTAAAATATAGAATCGGTGGTGGTAAAGAATCAAATTTAGGTGTGGACGTCTTATCAAGTATAGATAGCGTTGAATTTGATGTTAATGGCCCTAATTCGTCTTATAATGACCAAGTAACACAATCTCTAAGATGCACAAACGTAACACCTGCAATTGGTGGTGCAGACCAACCAACAATAGAGGAATTAAGAAATATGATTGCATATAATTTTGCAGCACAAAAAAGAGCGGTAACATTGAATGATTACAAATCAATGGTTGAAAACATGCCTGCAACATATGGTGCACCTGCAAAAGTTAATGTGATGGAGGAAAACAATAAAATAAAAGTTAAACTTGTTTCATATGATGAAAATGGTAATTTAACTGACATTGTTTCTAACACATTGAAAAGCAATATTTTAAATTATCTTTCAGGTTATAGAATGATTAATGACTACATCGATATTACAAGTGGTGAGGTTGTCGATATGGGATTAGAAATTGATTTAATAATTGATAAAAATCAAATACCAACAGATATTATTAGAGAAAGTGTTGCAACAGCAACTGACTTCTTTGATATTAATAAAAGAAAAATGGGTGACCCATTGTTTGTTGGAGATTTAATTAGACAAATTGGACAAGTTAATGGTGTTGTTAACGTAGTTGATATCAGAGTTTACGGTAAAACAGGTGGTAGTTATTCTTCTTCAGAAGTGGCACAAACTTATAAAAACGCTGTAACAAAAGAAATCCAACAGTTTGATATGTCAATCTTTATGAAGAGTAATCAAATATTCCAAATTAGATTCCCTGGTCAAGATATCAAAGTAAGAACCAAAACTTTAGGAACGACTACATACTAAAATGTTTTTTCCTTATAATAGTAGAAAATCGGTTAGTTTCTATTTATTATAGGTATGGCGCAAAATTACAGAATTTCAACAAATATTGGTAAAGAACAGAAGGTAACCTTCCAAATGAACCAAGACTACGATTTTTTAGAAATCCTTTCTTTAAAATTCAGTCAAAAAGAGGTTTATACATCCTTATGTTCGGATTATGGAGTTGTTTGTGGTAGAGTTACAGCAAACGATGGATTGGGTATTCCTAACGTAAAAGTTGCAATATTCATTCCCGTTTCGGAAATTGACAAATTAGACCCCGTTGTTTCAGCGGTGTATCCTTATGAAACGATTACATCTCAAGATGCTGATAACATTAGATTTAATGTATTACCTGCAAGAAAACAACATTCAGGACACACACCAACAGGAACATTTCCTGACCAATCAGACTTACTACAACAAGAAGAATTAATTTATGTTTTTGAAACATATTACAAATACACAGCAAAAACAAATGATGCAGGTGATTTTATGATATGGGGAGTGCCAATTGGTCAGCACACAATTCACTTTGATGCCGATTTGTCAGATATTGGTTGTCAATCACTTGTTCCATACGATTTAATGTATGAAGGTGTTTCACAAGAAAAATTTGAAAACAAATACACATTTTTATCATCAACAAATTTAGATACACTTCCACAAATTATTTCAATTGATAAAACAATTAATGTTTATCCATTTTGGGGTAATCAAGATTTATGTGAAATAGGTATCACAAGAGTTGACTTTGATTTAAAAGAAAGAGGTGTTAGGATTGACCCATATGCATTAATTATGGGCGGAACAGTTAGTGATGGTGTTGATGATATGATGTCATACAATTGCGATGTTGGTGAAAGACAAGGTGAGAAATGTAGACTTATTACAAAGAAAGGTGATATTGAAGCAATTCGTTTTACAGGAAAATATGAAACGGATACAAACGGAACACCAAATCCAAGAAGACCAATATTAGAAATGTTCAAAGTAGATAGCACTATTGATGAACACGGAACATTTTTCTTCAGAGTTCCTATGAACATGAAGTATATTAAAACTGATGAGTTTGGTGAAATTGTGGAATCTAAAGACCCAAATATTGGTATTGCAACAGCGGGAACATATCGTTTTAGATTAACACTTACAGACGAATCAGGTGGTGCTAACAAAGGAATTAATGGAACATACTTAGTTCCAAATATTAGAGAATATCATACAAACGACCCATCTTTCATTGGTGCTCCGTCAACAATTGACCCAAAGTCATATGCGTTTAGTCCTAATTTAGATGATTACCCTACGGCAGCACTGGATGAAATAGTTGGATTAAGTCAGACCGCAATAGACGATAATAAAATTGGAATACCACAAGATTACTTTTATCAATTTAGATACAGTAGAGTATACACGGTAGCACAATTTATTAATAGATACATGTCAGCCAACGCACATCAAAGTGGGAATTGGTTTTGGTCAAGAACAACAAGAGATAAAGAGTTCTTAGCATTCAAAGACATCTATCCCGATAAAGAAACAGATTGTTCTAATACACACGTTCATTTACCAGTGAACGATGCAACAAAGAAAAATAGAGTTAATTTATTTTTAATTACAACATTGAATTGGGTTAACTATGGTAACCTTACATATTCTTTAGCAGTAAGAGAATTTAACGTAATGATTAACTGGTTATTTGGAGGTTTTTTTGGTGGTTCAAGTGCAGCGGCATCAAGAAGAAGAAACAAAGAATATCAGTTTAAAAATATAATGAAACTTAAGTTAACGGTTTATCCTGATTGTTATGATTGTGAAGAAGACACGCAAACAAATGGTCTTGATTATGGAGTTTCAGCGATTAATATTGGTGATTATACAGGAACAACTTCTTTAAATAATGCTACGTTTTACATGGGCGAAAAGTATTATGCTGCAAGAAGTGCTGGCACATGTTCACAATTTACTATTAATAATACAAATAGTGACCCAAAGACAATTACTTACACAGACTGTAATAACAACCCACAAACATTAACATTAGCTGCTGCAGAAAATGGTAGAACAATTTGCGCAAAAAGTTTAGGTTCTTTACCTTCAGGAGTATCATCAACCGTTGATGATTCATCGTCAAATGCATGTTTAGCTTATGACCCTAATGGTGATTTATATTTTCACAATGATACCAATGGAGTATATGCACAATACAATCTAACTAATTTACCTGCATCAGCAACATCATCCCTATATGATGGTAAGTTATTAAAACAACAATATGTTATTGGTGTTAATGTTTTAGGTGCAGGTTTACAATATTATACTATTGGTATCGGACAACAATTTCCAATAGTTTATGATTCAGCAACATCATATTGGAAAATACAAGGTTTATATACCAATATTTCAACACAAATTGCTAACGCTTATAACCAACCACTTGATGGTGTTGTGAGTGGAACCGCGCATAATAAAACTAATTTAGTTGATATTGAAAAGATATGGTTGGTAACGTATAACTACACTGGTAGCACAACTGGTGTAGAACAAGAAACTGGTTGTCAAAAATACGATACGATATACGATAACTATAATGAAGCACCTGGTTTATTTTCACAAGGTAATATGCGTTTAAGGTCAGTTAAATTTCCTATAACATTAAAAAATGGAACAACGTTAGCAACTTATGTTGATGCGTTGAATTATCTTGAAGAAAATCCACCTGATAATTATACGGGTAATGCTGCAAGTGGTTGGACAACAACTAATAATGTGTTATTATGGAATGCATTAGATAATAACTATTACACAGAGATTTATGGATTGAATGAAGACGAATGTCAACCAAGACCACAATACAATTATGGTGCGGTTACATCTGTTTATGCTAAATGGCCAGGAACTAATTCAGGTAATTTTAGAAACGATGATGTGAGATGTGTAAGATATGGAAAATATGCGGGAACATCTGGTAAAGGTAAAGGTAGCTCTAAAGAAATGGTTGACCCGTTAGCCACAACTGGTGGAACAATGTCAGGTTACTCAGAATTTAGAGATGGTGTTTATACAATTGTCCCAATGGCGGGTCGAACTTTTGAAATGTTAGCTGATTTTAGAAGAAGAAAAACATTTGCAGCATTTATGTGCGGCGGTATTGTTAATTATACATTCTCTAACTCTTGGATAAATGGTATGTTATACTTCTTTAAATTTGCAAAAAACAATCAAGATTTTTGTAAAGATAATGTGTATAAGAAAATTGGTGAAACTGATAATAAAACATATTATTATTATCGTTCAACACCATATAATCCGGGTTATAGTGGTAAAACCGATTCAACATATACTCAAATTATAACACAAGCAACAACAAGTCATCTTGAATTACAATATGATTATGACCCTGACACTGGTGTAAAATCATCAACACCAAATACTGGTTTAACAAAAACATATTTAAGTCAAACAAATGGTTTCCATGGTCATCAAAGATTATTAGATTTTACTGAAGGTTATGGTGGTTTATGGTTTTTATTTAGTCCGCTAGCTACTTGGATTAAATTGACTTTATTAGTCTTTGAAGGTAACGATAATTCACTAAAAAGATATAAACGTGAAATAAATTTCCCAACAACAATTGTAGATTTAGGTCCAAGACAAACGTGGATTAGAGAAATATGCACAGACCCTTCAATGGATGTCAACTGCGCTATTACAAGAAGTATTGGAAACACATCATTTAAGAACATAACAGATTTAATGGAATATGTTATTGGATCTAAAGAACTTAAAGAAAGAGGTCGTTTAACAATTGATTCGTTATTTTCCAATAGAGGATTAAATCTAATTGACGGTGACGTTGCTCAACTATTAAATTTCAATACTCAAACAGGTATATATCCATTTGAATATTCGTCAGGCTCAATTTCACCTTATGGTCATTTATATGATAATTTATTTGATGGTAGAGGTGCGGTTAATCTTGATTTTGTATATAGTGTTGATGACCCTGATACAAAAACAATTGAAGCTAATGGTAGAGAAATTAGATTATGTATTAATCAACCTGGTAGATTAGGTGATAATTCACAAAGAGTTCCGTATTTCAAATGGGATACTGTAGGAAATGGTTATGGTGATTCAAAGTCAACATTATTTGGTATTACACCAACAGATACAAAAACAAGCGAAATGCAAAACTATTTCACAGCTTATGTTTATAACCAAAGATTACAAGAATTTAAAGCAAATTTAAATGCAGATGTTAATAATAACATATTAGATAATAATTTCATTGGTAATTCATCAACATCTGTAACTCCGTGGTTATTACCACCAATTAGAGATTGTATTGAAATTAATGGTGTTAAGAAAAAAGGTTATGACAACTATAAAGAATATACTGTAGGAGGTAAAGCTCGACATCTTATGGAAATAGGCGTTCCTTTCCATTATTGTTTTGGAATTAAAAAAGGCTCAACAGCATATGATAAGTTTTTAGAAAGTTATGGTCCATTATAATATGAAGATATTTGATATTTTTAAAAAAAGAAAACCAAATCATTTAATAATTTACGTTGATTATAAAAGACGTGAATTATGGCTTTATAAGCTATTGTCTAAATTAACATATAGTGTTGGTCCTTTTACTGAAATGGATAAAGTTATTGATGGCGTTAAAAAATTTATTTACAAATATCCTGAACCATTAAAACAAATAAACATAACAAGTTTTGGTAGAGGTAGAAATTTAGTTGAAACGATTGAAGGTAGTGAAAAAATAAAAGAACTTGTTGACGCATTACGTCCAATCATTACACCTGAAACAAAATTAATGTTCACAACTTGCTTTAGTGGTATTTCATATAGAATGGCGGTAGAAATGTCAGAATATCTTGATGGTATTGAAATCTACGCTATGAAAAGAAGATACGGTATAAATGCGTTAATGACAAAATGTCAATGTAAAGAAAGTGGATATAGCCAAAAAGTGATTGATTCAATACCATTAAGCAAAAGAGGGTTTTATGTTGATGAAAAAAATATGATTGACATTGTTAAGTGGCAACTTAATCAAGAAGTTAATTGGGTAACATCGGGAATGGCATATGAATATAACAAAAGAATGTTTGAAGATGGTATATGTGATACAAGTAAACAACCTAAAACAGTTTTGGATGGAATAAAAAATTATTTATTTAATACTCAAGATTAATGGACGAAAATAAACAAATATTACTTCCAAGTAAAAAATATCAAAAAGCTAACGACGAAGATGTTACTATTAGAATGGGGTTGGAAAACACCGAATCTTTAGTTAGAATTGGCGATAGAGAAATTGTATTAGACATTGCGGAACAATTTAATACCGAAAGACAAGCAAGCACCAAATATAAAATATACGGTAAAATGAGAATGGTGTTTCGTAATATGTATTCTGGTTCAACAACATATACAAATTTACAACGTAATTTATATTTAAACGGTGACGGTAGTGAAGATATTGCACAATTTCCAAATAAATGGAAAGAAGGTTATATGTCTTATGAAGAGTTTGCATTGTTAAGAAACGATGTGTTAAGACAATCCTTTAATGTTCAAACAGGTGATACTTTATCATCATTCACCACATCAACAGATTTAATGGGTAATTCATATACGGGCCATACATTATTAACACCAATTACGGCCCCGTATCAAAATTGGAACATATATCTTTCTTATGTGTATGCACAAGATAGCTCATTTCCTATGGGTTATTCTTTTTCAGGAACAACCACAGGATGTGGTGATGGAACAACGTTTTGTTTTACATCGGGTGATGGTATTCCATTTAGAATAACTGATGATGGAAAATATTATACATTAACAAGTCCTGTTGAACATGGATTTAGTGTTGGCCAATATATTTTATTATCAGGCGGAACATGTAATTTTAACGACTACGCTCATTCATTATTCCAAGTCAACACCGTTGGAAATCAAACATTCAATTCTGACAAATACAGCATTCAAATTAGTAAAGCTCAATTTAAATCTACAGCGTCAATAAACGGACAAATATTTGCTTTAGGTAAAAGAGTTACAGATATTAAAGATATAAGCGGTTCAACATCAAATTATTATGTTCACAAACATAAAACATTAACAGGTGTTAATGACTATATATTAGATTATGTTGGTTTTGAAAAACCAATATGGGAAGAAGAAAGAAAATTATTATTTGAAAATGTTGATGGCACATCAGATTATTTAGTTACTCAAAACAGAATGGAAGCTGTTTTATATGATTTTAAAGATACGTTAGATATATCTGGTTTAACAAATAACATGGGATTCACACCATTGGAAGTATATGTGACAACAATACTAAGAAATGGTAATGGTTATTTTGATTATCCACCTAAAGTTGGATATAAATTTAATTTTCATGATTCATGGATAGACCAACACTTTAGTGGAACAACATCATACGAAAAAAGTATGACTGGTAACACATATACATTTAGTCCTAATTCTGCTGTAAGCGGATTTCCAACATTTACAGGTGGGACTGCATTACCTATTGGAACAATATTAACTGGTGCTTATGTTGAATATAACCCAAAGGAACACAAAGAAAGAATTATAAGTGAATCGTTTCATAAGTTTACAATTAAAAAAAGTGTTTTTAATCATAGTCAAGACCAAGGCGTAATTGGATTTTTAGGTGCAACATCCGCAAATCCATTTGGGATGTATTACCAACCGCATCATCGTATTAAACTTAGACAATTATCACCATATATTGAAATTGCAAATACTAATGACATTTACAATTTACCTGAAAATTGCACCTATGATGCTCACGATGGTGTGTGGAGATGGAGAGATTTATATGACCACGGATATGTTGACCCCGATAATTACGGAACAAACTTTCCATTTGTAAATGGACAACATTATGTAATGAATGAAATTAATTTTTATTTAAGAAATGAAAAATATTACACAAATAAAAAAGATGGTATTATTGATTTTAATGACATAATCAACAATAAGAATAAAAATGTAACAAATTGCTAAATGAAAATTTTAAGAAATTATGTTGACCAAAATATAGTAATTAATACCGAAACCGATATTCAAACTAATGCGGGATGGGAAGAAAGTTTACAAGAATTTGAAACTGAAATCCTAAAAGAAATTGTCAACCCAATTGAAAATTATGAAACGGTAAGATATATTCATGCGCCATATACAACAACTAATGGTGGGTTAACATTCCAACAAGTTGATTTATGGTTTGAATTTTATTTTTTAAGTGGCGGAACATATTCAACAGACTATACTTCGGCAGGTATAACACTTCACGAAAACACACAATTTCTAACTCAATTTAGCAAATCATTTTTTAGAATTGAATTTTATAAAACACCTGGCGTAGTTGTTAATAATGTTTTAACTTGTCAACCACCAACAAGAACCAATAGAAAATTAGTTTTTGCTAAAAATTTACCAACAACGTTAAGTGAAAAATTTCATTTGAATTCAGTTGCAGACACAATACATATACCAATATTTCATGCATCTAACTATAAAAACAGGGAGATGATTTACCAATTTTGGTTCCAAGATGAATCGGTTTTAGCTGAAACAAATTTAAGTGGAACAACAACAGGTAACACGTTTTTCATGACTGCTAAATTTTACAATACAAAAGATGGTTCTATTGTGGATTTTACAAATGACGATTTTTGTCATACGTATGAAATAACTGAACAGTTTGACATGTATTATCAAGTTGATTTTGATTACGTCAATCATAATTACATGATTTATAGATATAATGGAACTAAAGGTTCAAGAATTGGTGAAAGTGGTGACCCCATTTTATTTTATGAAAAGGGTGGTAAAATCAATTGTGCAACACCAACACCAACACCTACACCAACAAAAACACCAACAAATGGACCAGCGGTTACACCAACGTTAACACCGACTCCAACAATTACACCTACAAGAACATCTTCAACACCATACAGTCAACCCGTTGATTTTACATTGGCTAATGATTGTGAAAATTTTGGCGTTAGGGTTGCAAACATGACTGGCGGCCATAATCAATTTCAAGGAACTGGTTTGTATTTTAGTGCGGCAGAAGCCACAGGTGCAACATTCTTTAATATCTCACAAATAAATAACACCACGGGTTATAATGCATCAAGGATATCAGGTAATTTATTTTATGCAAATGGAGTTACAATGTATGTTGCTGTTAGAGATTTACAAAATCCATCAAACATAAGTGTTAAATCAATTGTTTTATCTAACTGCACACCACCATCTCCGTCACCACCAGTAAATCCAAGTGATTTATATACTAATACCATAACACTAAGTTACATTTCTTCTTTCCAAAGTAGTAAATGTGAAGCCTACACTAATTGCACGTGGGCATAAAATATTAAAAAAAATTTAAAAAAAATGTCAAGACCCTGTGATAAAGGAACATATTTTTATGATAGTGTAGGATATTTGGCTGTAGGTCAAAAGTTTTATGCTACATCTAACGGTGGAGATGTAATGCAAGGCTATTATTCAGGAAAATATAATGGAACTTTTTACATTTTTACTGTTGATGCTGGAGGATTTATAACGGCGATGGAAACAATTTCATCATTAGGATGTGCGGGAACTACACCAGACCCAACACCATCACCAATACCACAAGGTAATTCATTATTATTAGCGTTTAGAACCACACAAGGGCTTTCTTGCACAATTGGGTCTGAAATCAGTCAAAGAACGGAAATGTGGTCAAACGCTAATGAATCAAGTTTACAAAATGTAGCAGATTCAATTACACCATCAGATAGTCTATTGGATTTAAATTATTACATGTATGCTGACGTCAATATGACAACCACTAAAAATAACGGATATTATTCTGATGGAAACTATTGGTATCGTGTATACGGTAGTGCAGGTAAAATAATAGATGCGGGTCGCTGTTAATTCAGGATAAAATAAAAAATCGTTTATTTATAGTAGGTGAAAAGGACAAAATATTCCATAAAAAGAGATAATATAGTATCAGGTTCGTTAATTGATTTAACAACCCACGCATGGCTTGATAGCAATGGTAATACTATTCCTTGGAGTGGAATGACAACAGGTAGCTTTCCTGTTAGTGGAAGTGTTATTTATAATACTAATACAGGCAGCCTATACGAAGGTTATTACCAATATGATGGCAATTTATGGCATCAAATAACTGGTTCACCATCAGTGGTCTCAAGCAAAATATACCCTGATTATCAAATCCCAATTTATTTGGATTCAAAAGCCGATGAAATGGGTCAGATGGTTGATTTTGATGGTAATGTTGGTCAAAATACAATCAGTGCAAATTTTGCTTATTCAGGTGTATGTTATGGTAGTGGTTATACAATTACCGTATGGAACACAACAAATTTTGGAAAACAAAAAAATAATTTAAAAGCTAATTTTACGGTTGCTTGGGATAAAGACAATTATCACGATGATTTACCTGCAAATTCTTCTAAATCTTTTACATATACACAAAACGGGACATATAACTTAAAAATATTCATGCAGGCGCCATGGACTACGGAAGTTATTACTAAAGAAGTTGTGGTTGTATGTTTCGTTACACCAACACCAACAACTACACCAACAAACACGGTGACACCTACAATTACACCTACGAGTAGTATTACACCAACTATTACGGTTACACCAACAATTACACCTACTAATACCTTAACCCCAACAATTACACCAACAGTAACTCATACATCCACAGTAACACCAACGGTTACTCAAACACATACTCCAACAGTTACAGTAACTAAAACACCACTTTATTGTGAATTAGGCGGTAATGCAACTTATGTAATGCCGACACCTACACCAACCGTAACAATAACAGTTACACCAACAACCACACCTGCGATAACTCATACACCTACTGTAACACCAACGATTACACATACGCCATTGTATTGTGAATTAGGTGGATCAGCAGAATACATTATTCCAACACCAACACCTACTCCGACAAATACGGTAACACCTACTTTAACGCCAACAAATACTGTTACACCAACGTTAACACCTACAGTAACTAAAACACCACTTTATTGTGAAATGGGTGGTAGTGCAGAGTATATCGCACCTACACCTACTCCAACTGTAACTTCTACAACAACACCAACAGTTACACCAACAATTACTATCACTCAAACTGTAACACCTACAAATACACCAACAAACACGGTAACACCTACGGTGACTAAAACGCCGCTTTATTGTGAGCTTGGCGGTAGTGCAGAATATATAGCCCCTACACCTACACCAACGGCTACACCAACTGAAACGCCAACATTAACACCTACCGCAACTATAACACAAACAGTAACACCTACTAGTAGCATTGCACCAACAGTTACACCAACAAACACTGGTACACCAACGTTAACACCTACAGTAACTAAAACACCACTTTATTGTGAATTAGGCGGTAATGCTACGTATGTTGCACCTACACCTACCCCAACTGTAACTTCTACAACAACACCGACATTAACACCAACAGTTACACCAACAAATACCATTACATTAACGGTTACACCTACAAATACAATTACGTCTACTGTAACACCAACAAATACAATTACGTCTACTGTAACACCTACAGTAACTAAGACACCACTTTATTGTGAGTTGGGAGGTAATGCCACATATGTCGCACCAACACCTACACCAACAAATACAGTTACAACAACACCAACTGTGACCCCAACTATTACTAATACGTCAACTGTAACTGTGACTCCAACTAATACTCCAACTGTAACCTTAACTCCTACTAACACACCTACAGTTACACCAACAAACACTGTTACACCAACGTTAACACCTACGGTGACTAAAACGCCATTGTATTGTGAACTTGGAGGTAACGCACAATATATTGCACCTACACCAACCCCTACACCAACAAATACGGTTACACCGACTGTTACAGTAACACCAACATCAGCAGTTACTTCAACACCAACACCTACACCAACCATTACACAAACTATAACACCAACAAGTTCAATTGCTGCAACTTCTACAGTTACACCGACAAAATCTGTTGCCGCAACACCAACGGTTACGCCAACAACAACAGTAACACCATCATATACACCAACCAAAACAGTTACACCAACTGTTACACCGACTGTGACACCTACAAATACCGTAACACCGACGGTTACGCCAACGTTACCTGCATTAATTCTTTCTGTTTCAAGTTCAACAGTTCAATCATGTTATAATGTTAGTGATGCATCATTTACATTAAGTGCAAGTGGTGGTAATGGTGCTTCATATGAATATTCAAAAGATAATGTAAACTGGCAAACAGGCACAACATTTAGTAGTTTAGCGGGAACAACTTATACAGGTTATGTTAGAAATAGTAATAGAACAGGAACGGTTACATCTGTTTCAGTTGGTAGTTTGGCAAGAAGTGCACCAAGTGCAACAATTACAACATCAAACTACAATGGTTATAGTATTGCATGTAATGGTGGAACAGATTCGATTGTAGTTTCAGCATTAACAGGTGGCCAAGGTGCACCGTATCAAGTTAAATTAAATTCTGGTGGAACATATCAAACAACAACAACATCAAGAACATATTCAAGTTTAGGTGCGGGTTCATATACAATATATGTTAAAGATTCTGCGGGTTGTGAAAATACAATTTCAGTTACATTAACTCAACCGTCTGCAGTTACATCAACAATATCAGCATCATCTTTACCAACATGTTATAATGGTGCTAATGGTTCAGTAACAGCTACAGCGGGAGGCGGAGTTGGCGGCTATACATATTCTTTAAATGGCGGAGCTTATCAATCAAGTGCTACATTTAGTAGTTTAGCTAATGGGACATATAGTATCACAGTTAAAGATGCGAATGGTTGCACAGCAACATCGTCTTCAACTACATTGAATAGAACAGCACCAAATGCAACATTTACGGTATCCAACTTTAATGGTTATAGTATAAGTTGTAACGGTGGTGCGGATGGTTCAATTGCTGTAAGTGGAGGCTCAGGTGGTTCTGGCGCAGGTTACAGTGGTTCAACAGATAATTTAACATATTATTCATTACCAAAAACATTTGGTTCATTAAATGCAGCAAATAGTCCATATACGATATTCATTAAAGATAGTAGTGGTTGCGTTCAATCATATGATTTCACAATTACACAACCACCTGCACAAACAGCAACAGCTTCAGTTATAACTACCGACGATGGAACTGGTATTGGACGTATTGATGTGGCAGTTAATGGAGGCGCAGGATTGAAAACAATTAGATTATATATTGACTCATCAACACCATATACAGATAATAGTAAAACAACATTGGTTGCAACAGCGACAAACGTAGCAAACAATACAACATATTCGTTTACCGGATTATTATGTTCAGTTGGCCGTCATTGGGCTGAGATTACGGATGCAAATGGTTGTGTTAAAAATAGTAACTCAGTTCAACTTTGTGGATACTACTATATCGGTAAGTATACTTCAAGCAATACAATACAATGTACACCATCAGGTAGCTTAGTTAATACATATTTGTCTTATACCGATTACACAAATTATGTGGCAGGAGGTAATGTATTAGCACCAGGTATGATAGTCTATAAAGATGATATTGGAACAGTATTCACAACAACGAGAATTTATGACCCTGCAACAACAAATATATGGGGTTTAAGTTCAGGCGTAATTAGTGCTAATCCATACCAAAGCTGTTAAACCATGGTATGCAAATAATATAATAAAACCCCTTTATTTAAAGGGGTTTTTTGTTTAAATTATCTCTGAAGATATTTAATAATATGCCAGACTTGGGAACATTAACATTTACAATACCATCTTACTTATTGGAAGATGGGACAAGTGCACCCGCAACCACGGTTAATCAAAATTATTTAAACAATTTAGATTACGTTGCGAATACAGGTGTAACCGCAGGATATACGGGAATGACATATTATGCCATAGGAGGAAGTCGTATTCAAGAAAAGAAACTTTACGGTGGTGGGTATAGTGGTGTAACAACTGGAATGACAGAAGACAATGTTATTTACAGCGCATATAGTTTCACCTACAGTGGTCAAACTATGGGTAATCAAACATTATATTATGCCGATTTTCCTGATGGTCATACAATGATTACGGGGCATACAACAGGTTTTACAGAACAAGCGGTTTTTAATTCTGTCCTAACTCGAAATGAACATTTCCTTGGATTTGTTGAACAACCAAGAATATATTCGGACATTTTTGTTGAAAGAGGAAAAATGGGAGTTTTAGAGAATAACCACAGATTGGGAGAAATTGGAACATTAGGTGACCTTGAGTATTATGGAAACAAATACTTTAACGTCAAAAAACTATAAAATTTATATTTATTAATAAAAAGATATGGCAGTAGGAAGTTATGGAATGGTAAGGCCGGCAGATGTATCACCTGCAGATGTAGATATCTATTATCATTTTGTTGCTGATAGAACTACCACATCTCAGGTTACATTACAAAAGTTGTCACCATCAGCAAATTATCTAACTCCGGTTTATCAAAACTCAGGAACAACAGATAACCAAAATGCGGTGAATAAAGAATTGTTAGGTGGTTTATATAATTTAAAGCTAACATCTGATAAATTCTCACAATTAGGTATATACACACTTCACATAAGACCAAAACAAATTAGAGCGTCAATCATGGATTGTGGAGTCTTAAGCTCACTTCCTTCAGTTAGAGGTTTAGTTATTGATTTAAATAATATAGCGGCTGAAGATAGAGCAAAATTTACCCCACAAGGGATGGTCGGATATCGTGTAGAATATCTAAACGATGACTACACAAAGACACCTAATTTTTATAGAATTGTTACATCAAGTTTCTATTGTCAACCAATAGTAGCCAATTTATCAAATACAACGGATAAAGCAATTAGATATAGATATGTTGACCAATCAAGCAACTTAGTTTTTTTAACGTTAACACCAACATCCTCACCATCAAGTAGACCGAACTTTGTTCCGTTTATTGGTAAACCTGGTCAAAATATTATATTATCAAATACATATTTCAATCCAACAACAATTGAAGTTGAAATGGTTGAACATGATGCATCTACATTGGCTAATGCTCTTTACGGTAATCAAACTAAAGCAGTTGCTCCAGGTATTTACACAATTTACGATAAGGATAATCAAATCTATAAACAATACAACTTATACGAAATCAAAGACGAATTCAACGATACTCTATATGAAGTTAGAGAAGAAAGGAATAATATCGATGAGACGCTTGGTTTCAACAACATAACTAACGTTTAATGGCAACATCAAGAACGGTAAGATTAAAAATACCAAATCAGGCTGCGAGCGGAGCGGATACATTTAGTGACAATCTTGTTGGTAATCAAATTACCGATGGAACTGGTCAATTGACCAATAGCAACTTTGCGTTAGATAAAGTAATAGTTGAAAAGGATAGTAAAGAATTTAAAACAGCAAAATTTTCTGAATTCTTAACTTTAGATAGTTTAAAAAAAGAAACATCCGCACCAACAACACAAGACACAACTGATGGTTCTGTTAGTCAAACCAAAGATGAAAAAATTAAATTCAGAAGTTCAAAAAATGATGCAAGTAGGTCTTTGTTTGGTTCTTTAAAAGACAGAACATTTATTTCGTTAAAAAAAATAATTACAAAGTTTCCTGCCGCCCTTTATGCTGACCCCGATTCTGTAGTCGGTATTTCTGAATTTACAGCAAAAAATATTACATATAGTAAAGTATCTAATATAACTTCATTTGATATTGAGTATGGTAAAATATACAATCCATTAAGTATTAATTTAGTTGCACCAAATAGTGCAGATTCATTAACTACGGATAATGATATTAAAAACATATATTCAGCTTATAAAAAATATGTTTTAGTTTATAATGGTAATCAATATGATGTTGTGGGATATGTTCAACCAACATCATTAAATTATAACACAACAACATTTAGAGTTAAAGGTTTACCATTTGGTGATAATACTGGTGTTAGTGACTCTTTCTTAATAAGACCAAATGATGGAATAACTGAAGAGTTTTTCTTAAATTTAGATGATTTAGAATCTTTATTATTGAATAGAGATACAAGTCCAATTTATCAAGTAAATTTCAAAGTTCCAAGAGATTCGGCAGACTTAACGGGAACCGAAATGACAACATTAAGTTATAACTGGCCACTATCAAAAGACGGTTATAACATACAAATCGTAGGTTTAGATTACGAGGAATATGTTGACGCTTTAAGTAGCACAGCTCAAGAGATTGATGACTATAAATCAAATTTAGTTGTTAGATTTTTAACGGCGCCCCAATTATTTGAATTTGATACCGATGACCAAAGAGCACAAGCAATTTTTCAATTATATGGTCAATCATTCGATAGAGTAAAAAAATATATAGATAATATTGCTTACATGAGAAATGTAAGTTATGACGGTATCAATAATGTTCCTGATGTATTATTAAAGAATTTATCAGAAACATTAGGGTTCAATACTGTTAATTTATTTGACGAAAAAACATTAGACGAATCATTATATAGAAAACACGATACACAATATACTGCACTTGATTCAGGTAAAAGCTTAGTTGAGGCTGAAAACGAATTTTATAAAAGATTAATAATTAATCTTGTTCATTTATATAAATCAAAAGGGACTAAAAACGCATTAACATTTTTTTTAAAGTTTTTAGGTGCACCCGAACCATTAATTAAAATTGACGAGTATGTTTATGATGTTGATTCATCATCATTACCTACGTCAACACAAGATGATATATATAACACAATTAATGGTAATTTTGTTGAAACTATCATTACAGGTTTTTCACAAACAACTTATGCATACTCAACGGGAACAACAATACACACAACAGCATTAACTCGAGATGAATATCCAATTGACACATATAATGTCCCAAAAAGTGTTTCAAATGTTAGTGATGACATTTTCTTTCAAAAAGGAGCTGGTTGGTATGATTTAACAATAGACCATAGGTCACCAAATATTACTGATACAGCAAATTCAGTATTAACTGGTAGAATTAAAAGTGTTGTAACTAAATCAGCACCATTTACATATGGAGAAGATTATTTTCAAAATTTTAGAAAATTCCCTGGTTTAGATTATGGGTTTCAACTTACAGCAAGAGTAGTTGATAACAAAGGTGATGTTGATAATGTATTATCTGATTTTACACTTAATAGAAAAAATATTGGAATATATTTGTCATCAGCACGAGCTGTGGATTATGATATTTGGAGACAATCAAGAAACTTAGAACTTACTTTTGGTTCGTTGGGACCACAAACAGGATACACATTTGCGGAGTATTTAGATTCAGCATTAAATGAAGTTATTAAAAATTCACATGTTGCTAAATTTAAACCTCACTATCCTGATTTAGTTACTGTTTACAATTCATATATTAGTAGCACACAAATTACACCATATGATTTTATTGCAATAAATGATTTCATTTATAAAATGAGTCCAATGTGGACTCAACTAATTGAACAATTTGTTCCTGCTACAACATTGTGGACTGGCGGTAATTTAATTGAAAACAATAGATTCCAAAGGTCAAAATATACATATAAAAAACCTTGTCAAGTATTTGAATTAATTGACGACACGTATCCTGAACCAACAGGAACAACCACTTCATATTTTGTAGATGAGATAAATTATCTATGGAATCAATTAGGATTTGTGCATGACGGATCTAATGATTATCCTCAATTAAGAGATTGGCTCGAAGATGGCTACATGCAATTCTTTCCTATTTTTAAAATAGATGGTGTAACATATTCAGGTTCAACAGACCATGTATTGATTCCACCACCACCAATCCATGCGGGATATGTTGATGCGGAAAACTATGAAGCTAAAGCAGCTTACACAGGTTATACTGGTTGCACGTATGCACTATTATCAGGCGCAACAACAAATATTAGTCCCGTAAACGGTCAATATGAAAATGCGAGATTATATAAAGATAAAAGTTCAGGAGATGACGAACAAAATATAGATTTTGTAGGATTAAAAGCAATGTGGAAACAAGCAATTGTTAACACAGTAAGATACATTAACACATATAGTGGTTATACTGGAACAAATAATCAATTAACATTTACACCTAATGCAGTTGGTAAAGATACTGCTTATGGAAATTCTATCAATAATCCAAGTATTACAGGAACAACAATATTACCAATATTATCATATGAATTTTTTGTTAATAAAGATGGTGTTGAAAAAGTAAGATTTAAATCATACAAATATGGTCCACATAATTGCACAGTAATGAATTCATTTGATTTCTTATTTGCATATGGTTATGCGTCACCAGACCCAACACCGACTGTTACACCAACAATGACGGTAACACCAACACACACACCAACTGTTACACCAACACCGACTGTTACACCAACTATGACCGTCACACCAACAATGACGGTAACACCAACACAATCAATACCATGTGTAATTAATGCTAGCGCTGAATATAGAAGTAGCGCATGTCCGGTAACACCAACACCAACACCTACACCAACATCTGCAGCAATTGCTGTTACGCCTTCAGTTACCGTAACACCATCAACACCTTTACCAGGTTGTGGTAGCACAGTTTCAGGTAGTTGGGCATCAGGAACTAATGTTGTTCAAACAAGATATCTTGATTTAACGGCGGCAACAAATGGTGGTTTAATTACATTACATTATACAGCAAATGAAAGACCTGACAGATTTAACATATATGATAGTTCAGATAATTTAGTTGTTACTAGTGGATGGGTTGGTTCGGATTATAACTATACAGGTCCGTGGACAGGCGGTGGTGGCATTGCTGATACTGATGGCGATGGATATATGTCATTTACATATGATAGTTCTAAAACATATCGTTTAACTGTTGATGTCGGACCATGGAATCCTGCTAATCAACTTTCAGATAGTTGGTCGGTTACAATTACATGTGCAGGCGTCATAGCACCAACACCAACAGTTACAACATCACCATCTATGACACCAACACCAACACCAAGACAAAGATACCAAGTGCAATTATGTGCAGGTAGTGGTGGTAATGGAACACAAATTTATAACATAGAAATTGCATTATCGGTTACAGTTGGTAAAACATATACATTATTAGGTTATCCTGGTGCACCTGCATTAATGAATGGTGCAAATTGTTGGAATATTAATAATGCTAATTTTGATAACACATATGATGGAACTGCAACTTATAATGAAGAATATCCAGATTGTGCACATTGTTCAGCGGCCCCATTAACCGCATATACGGGTAGCACATTATTAAATGCGTGTAATGGAGTTAATGGTCAAACAACATTATGGTATAGAGGTAATTTAGGCGTTGGAACTGTATTATATAGTGATAGAAGTTTATTAGCGGATTACTTAGTGCCAACACCGGGTTATTATTACGATGTTGATAATGATAGAGTTTTACACGTTGGTGTGTTTAGTCAATATCCAAATATTCCATCACCAGAAGATGGGTATGTTACCGACATTCAATATTGTCCTGCACCAACACCAACACCAACACCTTCACCAATTGGAGTAGCGTTAGGTGGATATATGGCATTATCTTATGGTAGCACAGGACCTGGTGCATGTTCAGGAAGTAGTGGAACAATTAATGTTTATTATGCTTCTACTGATCCACATGGAGGTGATTTATGGTCAGGAACAACATATTATAATTTTAATGGTTTCCCATTTGATGGTAGTTCATATGGTTATTTTTCCGATGGAGTTAGTTATTATGGAACAATAAGTGAAAATGGTTATTACCAACAAGAAGGAACTTGTGAATAAAAATAAAAAAGAATTATGGCAATATCGGGAATCATAACAATAGCGGATACAACAACAGCAAGTATAACATCTTTTGATTTATATTCATGCACGTCATCAAGTAATAGTTCTTGTAGTGGAACAGCTTTTGCTACGAACGTATCGAGAGCAAGCTTGTTGGATGGTTATTGTAGTGATTTAATTCCAGATGGAACAACATATATAAAAGTTAATGCAAATAGCGGTGCTTGTCAAAACATTAACCCTGCTATAGTTGAATTATCGGGTGTTCCAATAATACCAACGTCAACACCTACACCAACACCGGCAGCACCAACACCAACACCAACACCAAGTAAAGCACCGGGTAGCGGATTGACAGCACATTATTTATCAACGGGTTCAACATATGCTGAAGCGTGTGCAAATTTCAGCATACACACGGACCCATATTATGTTTACAATGACGCCACATTACAAGCAGGTAACGTATTATGTCAAAACAATAACTGTTCAACCAAAGCACTTAATGGATATTATTCTGATGGGACAAATTATTGGCTTGTGGGAGATGGCGTTGGAGGAATTAGTGCAGGACCAACATCATGCTCAATTGTTGATATAACAACAATTGATTTAGGTGGTGTTAATTGTAGATTAGTTGGTTCTTGTAATGACAACGGCACATGTTCGGTGAGATATAATATTAACTTTGCAAATGGTAGACCATCTGCAACTCAAGTATTTGTTCAACCTATAGGTAGTAATACAGCATCTGTTGCTGTTTATAACGATTTAGGTAATAACACAGATGTTTATTTAGATTATAGCGAAAGTAATGGGTCACAATCAATTAATTTTAGATTAATATTAAAATCATTCCCAAGTGGAAATGAAATATGTAGGTCAGGAGATTTAACTTTAAATCACAATCATGGTGGTGCACCATGGAATATGATTAGTGCATGTAGTAGTGGTACTAGTGGAACTTCAGGTTCGTCAGGTGGTGGTGGAACATCATATTACTCATTCACTGTAGGAACTGGTTATACGGCGCATGATGCTTGTGCAGATGCGGTAAATAATACATTAACATTATATACAACCGATAGTGCAAATAGAAATTTGGTTGACCAAACGTCATATTATAGTAATAATAGTGGAGCATTATTTACAAGCTCAGGATTCATACGCTTCTCTGACGGAACAAATTACGGTATAATAGATCAATATGGTGTTTATTATCAAACAGATGCATGCACCAATTTACCGGTATTAGGAACAATTACCGGATTCACATATGATACTCAAGGAACATATGATTACGGTAGCGACACAACATCATATGTGACAACCGTAACTGGACATACTAATGGTGTAGGTCCAATTATAGCGGGTGTTTCTAATTTAGCATTAAGTGTTAAAGTATATTCCGCAAATAGAGATGAATATGCTTACGTGATGTTAGGTGGAACTGTCGGTAGTGGAACGGAGGTAGTCGGTGAATATTCTTGGAATGGTGGATATGACCCGTATATACTTACATTATGTTTCGACCAATGGTATGCGCAAGCACAAGGTAATGTTGACCCAACATTAAACTGTCATTAAAACTAAAAACTAATATTTATATAATAACAAAAAAATAGTAAATTAAACTATATGTCATTCTTAACTAAAATAACCCTAACAACTGCAGGATCATCAACTGGACCTTTTGATATATACCAAAATTCGGATAACTATGCTACGGCGGTAGCTACAGGTGTAACTAAATCCGATTTAGTTGCGGGGTATACAATTTCAGTAAATGATACTACAACAAGTGTATTGGTCCAATCTTTAGGTCTATGTAACACAAGTAATATTACATTACCAATAAGTGGATTCCCAACATCAACTCCAACACCTACACCAACATTAACACCAACAGCATCCCCTGTGGGCGCTGGTGTTAGTCATATATCACTTTCAAGTGGTCATACGGTAGCAAGCGCTTGTACTGGTGCAACTCAAACTTATTACTATTCAGGTTCATTTATTAATGGTGCACAATTATGGGTAGACGCTCAATTTACAGATAATGCACCTGGTACAAATGGTAGTCCAGTTTATTATTATTCATACGATTTCAATTCAATATATTATATTAATGATAGTGAAGGTCACAAATATGCTTCATCCGAAGTTTGTCCTACAGCGACACCGGTTGTAAACGCTAATTCATATTGGGTGAGCACAGTAGATGGGCCAACAGCAGCTACTTGTGGTGGTGATGACGTATTTGGTGTTCCTCACACGCAATTAACAGGTTTTACAGTTTATGGTAGTGCAATTTCAGGTATTTGTGATGCAACAATGATTGTTGATATGCCTGCAATTGTTAAATCTGAAGTTCCGTTTAATGGCACATTCTGGGTTGGTAAAAAAGTTGGTGGTAATTTCTACTATAGAAAATATGTCAGAGATTCGTCAGGAACATCAGCAACACCAGATGGAGCATGCGTAGTTTATAATACTCCTTGTAATTAAAAAATATAAATTAAAAAATGAGCTTTTTAGATAAGAATAACCAAGAATATATAACAGCAAGATTAACGCAAGAAGGTCGTAATGCAATCGCTAAAGGCGATTTTAAAATCGATTACTTTGCTGTTGGTGATTCTGAATATAACTATAATTTTACAACAGGTTCACAAATGGTGTTAGCACCAATGGATAAAGATACTCAAGTAAAATATCCGTTATTATATCAAAGCGGCTCAGCAACAATATACGGAGTTCCAATTACCGGTTCAACAACTGAAACGATTAAAAATGTGATGGGTGAAGCAGGATTTATTTCTGGTAACACATTTTCAGATGGTGCATTAGTTACATCAGGTAGTTTCACAAATATAAGCGGCGCAACTACATTAACATTAACAGTTCCAAGTGGTAAAACATATTTCGATTCAGGATATATTACATTATTCACAAATGGAGTATCAAATAAAACATTGACATCTTTTTCCAATAGTTACACCTATAAACTATTAAGTGTTTCAGGATTAACGTCAACAAGCGAAATGTTGACATTAGATAGAGCAACACCAAATTTGTCAGGATTAACTGGTAATTTTTATATTGTTGGTAATAATTGTGAAAATGAATTCACAGTGGCAAGTGACATCAATAACACTTGTTTACCTCCATTACCTGACCCATCTGCACAACACAATCCTTGGAAGTTGAATACTGTGTGGTCACAAAATCCAATCGGGTTTAGAACAACAGACGACAAAACAACCGGCTTTGTCAGTGCAAAATATCATTCTGCAAAAGAATTATTAGGTTATTATTCAAATAGCGGTCAAACATTTACAGATATAACTGGTGGCACAATATCGGGAATTACATATGTTAATTCATTTGGTGAGGAAATAATGTTAAACCCTAATCAAGCAAATACAATAGCAATTGTTCATTATTCTGAAATTGGAGATTTTATTAACGACCCTGATAGATATTACAAATATGATGATTACATAGCACATACAGGACAAACAGATAATACAAATTTTAAAATACACATTCCTTTCATAAATTATCATAGAAACACTGGAACCACAATTGGTGCATATTTTTATATGGGAACGAGTAACAAATACATTTCATCCACACCAAATTCTTTACATAAAATAAAATATAGAGATTTGATTGATGAACAAAATATTAAAGTTGGTAAAGTATTTGTTAATAATAAATTAATTGTTTTTGATGACCAAGAAATTGCAGCAGTTTTAGACCATAAATCAAATAGAAATTTCACATTACCTGCACCAAAATTAGAATTAACACACTCAACAGACGGAACATATCTATTAGGTGGCACAACAGGTGAAACGCTTTATATTTCATATCTATTCTCAGGTGCAACAGGTTTAAATTCATATCCATGTAATGCAATAACAAACGTAAAATTAGAATACGAAACAGTAAAAGACGAATGTTCTGTTACTGCGATATTACCCCCATCAGATGTTGTGGTTAAATTTACAGGTAGCACACAATTTGATTTTTTACAAACGGATAACGCTAATTTAAAGAGCGGAGTAACTATGACTAAGTTCTACATCCTTGCACAAAAAACGCAAAACAACACGTTACCAACATCAAATGGATGGAGATTAATTGATACTAATACATCATTAACAAATGGTTATATTGCTGAGTCATCAGTTTATAATTCAATAACTAAAATTACAAAATATCAATACGATAATGCATCGATATTTTCATTGTCAGACCATACCGGTCAATCATATTCAAATGCGACCACACAATTTGGTGACGAACAACCATTTGCAGGTTCAGTTAAATTAACAAGAGCATCCGACATTGAAGAAATGAAATTCTTGGTAAACTTACCATCAGGTAAATTTGCAACATCACAAAATCCAACACACACAACGGGTAATCCTATGATTACTGAAATTGCGTTATTGGATGAAAGTAAGAATGTTTTGGTTATGGGAAAAACACCTTCACCTATTTCAAGAAATTCTTCACAAGTATTTGCTGTTAAATTAGACTTCTAACACTTTACATTTCAATTAATTTGTTTTAATTTTTATACTATGAGTATAGATGTAAAATTTAAAAACAAGCCAAAAATTTTAGGATTGGATATTTCCACTAAAACTATTGGGTGGGCTTTGTTTGATATGACAGGGTCCAAACTATTGGAGCTAACTCACTTTTCTCCAAAAATTAAACCTCAACCTGAAGATAAGATTGAAGAGTTAATAAAAAAAGCAGATGCTTTCAAAAAACATTTGGAAGGATATAAGGACATGGGTATTGTTCAAGTCGTTATTGAAGAACCATTATTAAGTTCAAATAATGTTTACACAATCCAAACGTTACTACGTTACAACACAATGATTTTGAAATGCTGTTATGATACATTAGGTGTAGTTCCAAATTTCATTTCAACATACAACGCAAGAAAATTTGCGTTTCCAAGTTTAGTTGGACCAAACGATAAAGGACGTAATGTATTGTTTGGTGGTTATCCAAAAGATATAGATAAAAAACAAGTTGTTTGGGAACACGTTAATGCGGTATGTCCTGATATCGAATGGTTATACGGTAAGACTGGTAATTTGAAAAAAGAAAATTTCGATATGAGTGATGCTGCTACTGCTGTGATTGGATATGTGAATATGATTAAGTCAGAAAAATCCGGCAACTAAAATTTGTATTTACGCTGAAGTTGATTTATATTTATTAAAGGACGGGACGAGGGTTAAAATCCTCGTTTGGTTGGTAGGGAGTCGAGGTGGTGTTCGACTCCCATTTTTTTTTATCATATTTTTTATGTATATTCTATCATTATGGTAGAACAAGAAACCGATTATTCAGCTGTCGTTGAAATTTTAGAAGACATTTTGGGTGATTATAGAAATCACAACGACTATCGCGGTCAAATATCTTTTGATTGTCCTACATGTTCCTATGATATAAAAGGATTGGATGAATTGGATGGTAAAGGTAATCTTGAGGTAAATTATAAGCACAATGTTTACAAATGTTGGGTGTGCGCTGAAACTCATGATACACATGGTTCTGTTTACAAATTAATAAAAAAATTTGGTAATCCTCGTCAGTTAAAGAAATATTTGTTACTAAGACCTGATGAAGATGAATCGGTGCAAAGAGTTTATAAGACTGTTAAATTACCAAAAGAATTTATACCATTCTCATCTGCAAGTGCGGGTTTAAAGATGACACCACAATATAGACAAGCATACAACTATATTAAAAGTAGAAACATAACTGAATTGATGTGTCAAAAATTCAACATTGGTTTTTGTTACACTGGTTTATATGAAAATAGAATTATAATACCATCTTACGATGAAAATGGATTCGTAAATTATTTTGTTGCTCGTTCTTATTTGCAAAAGACGAAAAGAAAATATATGAATCCCGAAGCCCAAAAGGAAATATTAATATTCAATGAAAAATTAATTAATTGGGAAGAACCAATCTATTTGGTTGAAGGTGCATTTGATAGTATTTTTTTAAATAACGCAATTCCAATGCTTGGCAAGTATATGAGTGAACACTTATATAATACGCTTTATAATAAGGCGGTTAAAATTATAATAGTATTAGACCCCGACGCATGGGGTGATGCTGAAAGATTATATCACAAACTTAATTGTGGTAAACTTATGAACAAAATTTGGATTATTAAATTAGAAGGAAACCAAGACATAGCTGATTTACAAGGAAAAATTAATGAAAACGATATAAAACAATTAGATTAATGACAATTAAAAATTTAGAAGAAGTTTCTTTAGAGATTAAGGACCTACTTGAAAAAAGAAGACAAAATTTAGAATTAACTTTCGTAGAAGAAAAACACATTTACTTTATGAAAGATAATGATGGTAAATTAAAATCAAATTTCCCATCTGTTTCTAAGTTAGTTAAGAAATTCCACAAACCATTTGATGCGGAAGGTATGGCCCTTAGAATGAGTAAAGGTGACCCTGAAGCTGCTAAGTTGTTACAAGAACAATGGAGAAAAGCCGGTGACTTATCTACCAACATGGGTAGTCGTGTCCACTTTGAATTGGAATCTGATTTAATTGGAAGATATGGTGATTATAAAGAAGTAAGACAACCAATCTTTGAAATTGACGATGAACAAAAACGCAAGAGTGATAATATGATTCAAGCAGGTAAAAGCTTCTTGGATATTATGCATGATAGAGGTGCAACATTATTGGATACCGAAATTGTGTTGGGTGACCCTAACTTGCAATACACTGGCCAACCTGATAAAGTATGGTTGATGATGAACAAAGATAAAAATGATTTTGGTTTTGTTATTACGGATTGGAAATCAAACCAACCTAAGAATTTTGAAGTGCAACACTACACAGGTAAAATGTATTCACCATTCGCTAACGTTCACGATAACGCTTTAGGTCATTACTATTTACAATTACCATTTTATGGTAGATTATTATTAAAAATGTTGGAAGGAACAAAATTCAATGATAAAAAATTGTTAGGTTCAGTTATTGTCTTATTGAAAGATGATGCAACATATAATGAATACAAAGTTCCACCTGAAGTTCAAAGGAATGTATTCAACTTGGATTTAAACAAATATATTAACAGATGGTAAAGAAAATTATACATATTGCTGATTTACATATCAGAACCATTCAATTGCATGATTTGTATAAAACACAATTTGAAAAGTTATTAATTGATTTAACCGTTCAATTGAGTGATGTTAATTATGATGAAACCAGAATAGTAATTGCAGGAGATATTGCACACCAAAAAATTAACATTTCTAACGAACAATTAATGTTAACAAGTTGGTTTATTAAATCATTATGCGAACTTGGTCAGGTGGTTATTATACCAGGTAATCACGATTTCTTAGAGAATAACACACAACGATTAGATAGTATTAGTCCTGTTGTTGATTTATTGAGTAATTCAAACATTACGTATCTAAAAGATAGTGGAGACTATGTTGATACCGATGGAGGTATCCAATGGGTTGTTTATTCATTATATCAACACAATGTTAGACCTGAATTTACAAAACAAGAAGGGTTATTAACTGTGGGATTATTTCACGGACCAATTCAAGGTCTATCAACCGATTTGGGATATGAGTTTGAAGATGCGTATGACCAATTAAATTTTGTTGGGTTAGATTTATTATTATGTGGCGATATACATAAACGCCAACAATTTGTTTTACCTAATGGCGGTAAAGCTGTTATGATTGGAAGTTTAATACAACAAAATTTTGGGGAGACAGTAAAACATCATGGTTACGGTATATATGATGTAGAGAATGATGAATATGAATTTTTTGATTTACCAAATGAACAACCATTCCTTCATTTCTCAATAAACGATATTAAAGACATTGAAAATGGCGCAGAAGAGCACCTTAACCTTGGATAAGGAATTTATAAGTTACTGTGAATTAAATGATATTGCCGATATTAATAGTTTAGCAAAAAAAACTTTTGATAGAGGCTTTACCATTTTAAAATATGGTGAAACACCAAAAGGTAATTTTGAAGAAGTAGTTGTTGAAAAAGAAATCATAAAAGAAGTCATCAAGGAAGTGGTGGTTGAAAAAATTGTTGAGGTTCCTGTTGAAGTAATCAAAGAGGTTATTAAAGAAGTAAAAGTTGAAGTTCCTGTTGAAGTTATAAAAGAAGTTAAGGTTAAAGGTAAAAGCAACACAATAACTAAAGAAATTATTAAAGAAGTTCCTGTTGAAATTATTGTAGAAAAAATAGTGGAAGTGATAAATGACAAAGAGATTGAAATTTTGAAACAAGAGAATGAAAGACTTAAAAATGAATTAGACAATATAACTTCATCGCTTAGTAGATTTACCAAAGCTAAATTTATGAAAAACAGCGACATGTCTGACTTATATGGTGAATAAATTTTCGGCAATATAATTTTTTATTACCCATAATTTTTAGTATATTTTATATAATAAATGCAATGTTATGATACTATTATTATGGATTTTATCGGCCTACGGAATGACCAGTATTCTTGTTTGGGGCTCAATATTTGAAGGTTTAAGAACGTGGTTAAAAAAACATTCTAACTTTTTTGGAACATTAATTGGATGCACATTGTGCACATCGACATGGGTAGGATTTTTCATGTCATTTGTATTCGGTGGTTTAACGAATCATTATTTAAACTGTCCTTGGTTTGTATGCTTTTTCTTTGATGGAATGGCCACTGCAGGTGGGGTATGGGCTCTTAACGCCATAATCGAATTCTTCGAAGAGAGTCGTATTAAGTAATGAGAAAATTAGACACATACACAGTTGATTGGTTTAAAATTGCAGAAGGATTTAGATTACCCATTGACCAAACAATACAATGCTTTTATGATGGTAGAATGATGGGTAGGATTGGGGAATTCATGCACAAAGTAGAAACAGGTGGAGAAAGGGAAGGTGAAAATTCAAGTTTTGATATTACTGAATCAGACGGTATTAGAAGTGAAGTTAGGTCGATAACCAATAAGGTTAGTTTTGCACCATCTAAACAAACTGGTTTTGGTAGAAAAGTAACTGAAGAAGGGTTCCAAGAAAAATTAAGAAATCTTGATAGATTTGTTTTATTGGATTTGAGAGAATTAGAAGATGGTATTATTCATAGTATTGAAGTAACAAAAGAAGATATATTTAATTTACCTTTAGGAAAAAACAAAGCAATCAATTCCAAAAAGTTTTACGAAATTTATGATAGAGCTCAACAAAATTTATAATGAAAATTGTTTAGATACTTTAGCTAAGATAAAGGACAACACAATTGATTTAACAATAACATCACCACCATATGATGATTTAAGAACATATAATGACCATATTAAAGGTAACAAAACCGAATTCAATGGTTATTCATTTGATTTTGAAAACATCGCAAGAGAATTATATCGAACCACCAAGAAAGGTGGTGTTGTTGTTTGGGTGGTAGGTGATGGCACTGAAAATGGTAGTGAAACGGGAACTTCTTTTAGACAAGCTTTGTTTTTTAAAGAAATTGGGTTTAAATTGCACGACACCATGATTTATATGAAGAACAACTTCTCAAATCCGTCGTCAACAAGATATCATCAAATTTTTGAATATATGTTTGTGTTTTCAAAAGGAAAACCAAATACATTTAATTCAATTAAGGATAGAAAGAACATTTATGCGGGCGTAGTTCCATGGGGTAAAAATACTGTTACTCAAAAGGATGGAACAAAAATCGAAAGACCAAAAAAAGCATACAGCGATTATGGCCAGAGATATAACATATGGAAGTATAAAACATCTAAGAACGGACAGGAAGATGAAATTGCTTATCAACATCCTGCTATATTTCCTTTACAATTAGTTAAAGATCATGTAATTTCTTGGAGCAATGAAAACGATTTAGTCTATGACCCATTTATGGGTAGCGGGACCACAGCTAGAGGTTGTAAACAACTTAATCGTAATTTTATCGGTAGTGAATTGAACCCTGATTACGTTAAAATAGCTGAAGAAAGGTTGACATTAAAAGATAAAGAAATTAAAAACTCATACATTAGTGACGAATCTGAATAATCCATTTATAAAGGTAACGTGGTCAGACACAGCCGAAAACTTTACTCCTGAAAAAATCAGGAGAGTTAAATCGTATTTTCAAAACAAATACAATACTAAGCACGTTCAGGTTATCACAAAGAATTTAACGCACATTGAAAACACTCGTTTACATTCTTTGGAAGTTACTGATAGCATATTAGACCCACAATATCAAAAAACCTTAATGAAGGATTTCATTAAAGAAAACAATATTGATATCAAATGGGAATTGGTTAATCGTTTGGATGATAAGGTTAACAAACAAATAGATAAGGTTAATGAGAATAAAATTAGATACAATAAATGGTATATTAAAAAAGTTGAATTCTCCAACTTTCTTTCATTTGGTGATAATAATGTTATTGATTTTACAAATCTTGACGGCATTACTGTAATTGAATCAACACCTAAGAACTTCGGTGGTAAGTCAACATCATCTGTTGATTTGTTGTTATTTTTATTTTTCAACACAACAACGAAGACAAAAACAAATGCTGAAATTTTTAATAAATTTACGGACAAGAATGAAGTTAGCGTTCGCGGTGAAATATCAATTGATGGTAACGATTATGTAATTGAAAGAAAAACATTAAGAAAGCAAAGTAAATCAGGTGATTATACTGTTACCAACAAGCTTGAGTTCTATCAAATGAATGATGATGGAACTGTTGTGAATTTATCTGGTGAACAAAGAAGAGAAACTGAAGCATTCATTGCATCTGCAATTGGAACCGAAGAAGATTTCTTATCAACAATCATGACCACTGGTAATAACTTAGAACAATTGGTTGATTCTAAACCAACTGCTCGCGGACAAACTCTTACCAAGTTCTTGGGGTTAGAAAATCTTAAATCAAAAGAAGAAGTTGCTAAAGGAATATTTGACGAATGGAAAGTTAAGTTGGTTTCAAATAGTTTTGACAAAGCACAATTGGAAAATGACATTGAAACTTTTGAAGCAAGTATTGAAAATTCAAATAACGAAATCGAAAGATTATCAATTGAATTAAATAAGTTCAAAGATAAATTAGGTTCATTAAATGAAGAAAGGGACGAAGCGTTAAAGTCAAGAAACAACGATATTGACAGAGAATTAATTAATACCAATCCAACAACACTTCAAAATGAAATTAAAACATTAACGACGCAAAGAAATTTAAGTCAAACAAATGCTAATGGTGTTAATGTTGTTGAACCATCACAATATTATCACGAGGACCAACACAAAGAATTAAGAGGCCAAATGGCTGAATTACAAGGAATTGATGTTGCGGGAAAATATGAGAAAGGTGAAAAAGAAAAGTTAATCAAAAAATTTGAAGAAGGAACCGTTTGCCCTACTTGTAATCGTGCATTAGATGATGTCGACCATACGGATGAAATTGAGAAGATTAAAAAGGAAATTGAAGACATCACAAAAATCTTAGAACAAAATCAAATTGCGTTTGATTCATTAAAAGAACAATCGGAGGCATTTGATAAATTAAAAGCCGAGTTTGAAACTTACGAAAGAAATAAACTTCGTAAAGAAAGATATGAGTTGGAAGTTGAGCAGAAACAATTGGAGATTGATGGTAAGCAAACTCGTCTTGATAGATATGAAGAGAACAAGAAAAAATTAGAAGACAACCAAAAAATCGATGCTTTGGTTATTGCTTTAAAAACTCAAATCGAAACAACTGAAGGTGATATTAGATTAACAAATACGCTTACTGAAAGACACACTAACAACATTCAAACCATGAATGAAAAAATTGGTGTTAATAAAGATTTGATTGTTAAGATAACACAAGAAGAAGAATTAATGGCAGTCTTTAAAACATATCTAACCATTTATGGTAAGAACGGTATTTCAAAAGTAATCATGAAAAACATGATACCACTTTTAAATCACGAACTTTATCGTTTGTTGGTGGATAGTTGTCATTTTATTTTGGAGCTTAATGTCAATGATAAGAACGAAGTTGAATTTGTGATGATTGATACCGAAACAAGAATTGCTAAACCATTAAATGCGGGTTCAGGTTATGAACGAACAATTTCGTCGTTGGCTTTAAGAAGTGTGTTAACTAAAATTTCATCATTACCTAAACCAAATATTGTGGTAATGGACGAAGTATTTGGAAAGATTGCTGATGAGAACCTTGAAATGGTCGGTGAATTCTTTAAAAAGATTAAAGATTACTTTGAACACATACTTGTCATATCACATAATCCTTTAATACGTAACTGGTCGGATAACATCATTATGATTAAAAAAGAAGACAACGTCTCCTCAATAGATTTTATTACAACAAAAATTTCTTAATTATTAAAAGTTTCACTATATTTGTTCAATAAACATAAAATATGACACAAAATCAATTTAAACACGACTTTGAGCTATACGCTCGCAGCAGCGGTATCGGCTCATTAAATTTGCACAATTACGAAAAGCAAATCGAATCCCAAAGAAGTGGTGCTAAAAACAGTTTAACACCTTATATTCTTGAAGAGAGAAGCTTAAATGTGACAGTGATGGATGTATTCTCACGCTTGATGATGGAACGCATCTTGTGGGTTGCAGGTGAAGTAAACGACAACATGTCAACAATTGTCCAAGCACAATTGAAATTTTTAGAGAGTGTTGACCACAACACTATTACTATGCATATCGATAGTCCTGGTGGCAGTGTTAAATCGGGTTTATCTATGGTAAACGTAATGAAATGCATCGTTCCTAAAATCAGAACAATTAACACAGGTATGGCCGCTTCAATGGGTTCAGTTTTATTGGGTGCAGGTTCTAAAGGATTAAGAGGTTCATTAGAAGATTCTGAAACAATGTTACACCAATCATCGGGCGGTGCGGTTGGTAATATTCAAGACGCCGAAATTAGTATGAAACAATGGAGAAGAATAAATGACCGTTTATTTTTCCTTTTGGGTAAATTTAGCGGAAAAACTGGTGAACAAGTAATGAAGGATGCCACAAGAGATTTATGGCTTACAGCAGAAGAAGCCAAAGATTATGGAATAATCGACGAAATTATATATATGGATTTGTCAGAATACGATAAATAATAAAAGGGGCCAAAAGCCCCTTTCTTTATATTTATATAAAAACGTATAATATGAAGATTTTAAAATATATAGCATTTATCGTTCTTGCGTGTTTAGTTGGGTATAACTTGTTTACCAATAATGGCATTAAAACGGACGTTGACGCTTATAATCGAAAAATTGATTCCATTCAAAAGGAAATTGATTCTGTTGAAACCGAAAACTTAAAATTAAACCAACATATTGCTCAAGTTGATAATGAAATTACAAAAATTGAGGGTAATGTTACTAATGTTTATAAAAATATAACCGAAATTAAAAATCAAACACATGAAAAAGTTAGCGCTGTTAACGATTATACTATTCACGACCTTATCAAGTTTTTCTCAGACCGTTACGAA